ATATTGATGATGCATTTATGATAGAATCTTATTCAAAGTTTTTAAAAAAATTAAGAAAAATAAAAGAAAGTTTGGAAAGCAAAGACATCGACAAAATTCAGCGTAATTTAATACATTTTCTTGATAAATTTTTTAATTTGCATGGATTTAATAATCCAGATAAAATAGGAGAGCCAGAATCAACAGATATAGAGTATCTAGTTCAACGTATAATAAATTATACTTAAACATATAAATTAATAAATTAATAAATTATTTTTATACTAATTATAAGTTATTTATAATTGCGAAAAAATAGAAAATTACTAATAAAAATATTAGTGGTAAATATTTAATTAGAATAGGCAAGACCGCCCATACCGGAAAGAATACGTAATACATTATAATTAACAGCATATACACTTATAGTTCCTTTAATAGAAGATGAAATAGATAATACGGCAGTATCTATACGAGACATATTAAGGGTTCCACTTGGTTGATGCTCTTCCGGCTTAATAGCGAACGAATAAACATTAATACCTTCGTGAAACTTATCAGGAGTAATTTCATGATGTTGATAAGGTTGAACTAGAGAGAAATATTCGCCACCTCGAGTTGCGAAGCGGTCATTTCCATTAAGCATTATTTTAGCTGAACTTACCGGGTTTACAGAGTCGAGATAATCATTACTGAAACCAGTAGTAACACCTTGCTCTCCATTTTTCGCAGCACTTGAGAAATTATTCCAAAATACTCCTGCGTCTTGTGCTTTAATAGTCCATATTAATTCTTTGCATGGGTGATTAAAGTTCATTCTTACTGTTCTCATACTATCGGCTGTGGATGATGCTTCTATAGCATCAGAACCTGTGAATTGAAGTTGTTCTATTAAATATTCGTGAGATAGTTGAGCAAAACGACGGCGTTCATCTGTGTCAAGGAATATATAATCAACCCATAGATTTGCTTCCATCGTTAAGTTAGCCGCAGTAGCTGTGTAAGTGCTATTATCAATACCAGCACCAGCAGCACCAGCTGCAGCTATATCGTTTTCATACGTCCAATTTCCGGAAGTTTGATCTCTCATGTTTGTAAAAGTCTCATATTCAATATTAATTTTAACTTCATGATATTGTAATGCAATTAAAGGTAAGGCAAGACCTACATTACGACAGAACCAGAACTCTAGAGGAACATAAAGTTCATAAGAAGCATTTGCTAAAAGTTTTGTGCATGCATTATAAGGATTTGCACCAACCATAGCATTATATCCTTCGCGCTTTCCAACAGGAAGTGAAAGTTCATTCCATATATATAGCCATTCAGAATAATGTTTATCGATACGTTGACCGCCTATTTCAAGTTCAACAGTTTTTAATAGTTTTTGTCCAAAATTTGGAACAAGTGCAAATGTGTTTGCTGCAATATCGGAAGTATTTGTATTTAAAAGTTTGCAATATAAATATACACGATGAATTAAATCACCGTTACGAGTTATTTGGAAACTTGCGCGAGAACCAAAAGTAGAACCACCGTTAGCAGTTTGTTGAATGGCTTCAATCGCAAAATTAGTGTGGCGACGATATACAACCTTGAAGAAGGTAATTTGAGGATTACCAGTTAAATAAACATCCTGTGCTCCATATGCTACTAATTGAAGAAGACCACCACCCATTTACGCTATATTCTTTATACTATTAGAGGAGAAAAAAAAAAGACTTTATAATCCATTTAATCATTAATTAACAATTAAATAAATATAATTTGATAATAAAAATTTAATTAGAATATGCTAATCCACCCATTCCAGATAGAATACGTAAAACATTATAGTTTACTGCATATACATTTAAAAATGCAGTATCTCCGGATAAAACTTCACCATATTCAATATTAAGTGTTGCTGTATCAATACGAGACATATTTAAAGTCCCGCTAGGTTGATGTTCTTCGGGTTTAAGAGCGAATGAATAAACATTAATACCAGCATTTGTTGGTATATTCTCATGATGTTGATACGGTTGAACTAAATTAAAATATGACCCTGTGCGTTCGGAGAAACGTTCATTACCATTAAGTGTAAGTTTTGCTTTTCTAACCATATTAGTTATAATCGCACTCGTGTTTGGTGAATCGCGTAAAGAATCAAGTGGATCTGTTGCACTATTATAAACATATGGTAGTGATATAGTTCCTGCAGCTGTACTATAACCAGTATAATTAAACCAGTTAATATTATTAATATGCGCGTTTGCCCCATTTTTCTTAATAAACCATACAAGTTCTTTGCATGGATGATTAAAAGTCAGTTTAGGATTTATTTTTGAACCTGATGACCCTGTCGGAACCATTTCTGAACCTGTAAATTGTAATTGTTCTATTAAATATTCGTGAGATAGTTGTGCGAATCGTCGACGTTCATCTGTATCTAGGAATATGTAGTCAACCCATAAGGTTGCTGTAGGGAAAGAATTAGTTCCCGAACCTGGTTTGTCGCCCGTATTCCCGGCGCAGTTATCGCCAGTTTCAAATTGAATATTAAGTTTAACTTCGTGATATTGAAGTGCAATTAAAGGAAGAGCAAGGCCAACATTACGGCAAAACCAAAATTCTAAAGGTATATAAAGTGTTTTACCTGAAAGTTGTCCAGAAGTAGTATTTACAGAATTTCCAGACATTCCTACCATTTTATTATAACCATCGCGCTTTGCTTTTGGTAAAGCAAGTTCATTCCATATATATAACCAATGCGAATAATGTTTATCTATTTTTTGACCACCAATCTCTATTTCAACATTATTAATTAAGCGTAGTCCATAACCTGAGCATAATACTCCTGGAGTTGAAGGCATGAGAAGTGATAAATACATACGATGAATTAAATCACCATTTCGTGATATTTGGCAAGTAACACGATTGCCATATGCGGGGGTACCATTAAATGTTTGCGCAATTGCCTCAATAGCAAAGTTAGTATGTCGACGATATACAACTTTGAAAAAGGTAATTTGAGGATTACCAGTTAAATAAACATCCTGTGCTCCATATGCTACTAATTGAAGAAGACCACCACCCATTTACGCTATATTCTTTATACTATTAGAGGAGAAAAAAAAAAGGATTAATACACGTATTATATTTAATAATTATAATAAATTTGTAAATATAATATTAATTGGAATAGGCTAAACCACCCATACCTGATAATATACGTAGAACATTATAATTAACCGCATATATATTAATTCCATCATATGTAGTTGCTGTTGATGTTGATAAAGCAGTTGCTGTGGATCTAACGTTAACCATAAGAGTCGCAGTATCTATACGAGACATATTTAAAGTTCCACTAGGTTGATGTTCTTCGGGTTTTAGCGCGAATGAATATACGTGAATACCTGGATTTGATGGTATATTAGTATGATGTTGATATGGTTGTACATATGAAAAATATGTTGCTTCACGAACGCTAAAGCGGTCGTTGCCATTTAATTGTAATATGGCATCTGCAAATGGAGAACTAGCAGTAGATACAGGAGTAACACCAACCATAAAATTTGAAGTATTAAAAACTGTATTTGAGGTTTTTGCAGAATTATATGGTGCTAGGGTCATAAGATATCGCGAAGTATCAACTGCATCAGTATCTGTATAATTATACCATGATGATTTCTTCTGATAATTTGATGGTTTAGCAACCCATACTAATTCTTTACAAGGATGATTAAAGTTGAGTTTAATGCGATTATTTACAACAACGCCTGCGGTAACCGTAGTAGGAGCCATAAGAGTTTCAGTTCCTGTAAATTGTAATTGCTCAATTAAATATTCATGAGATAATTGTGCAAAACGACGACGTTCATCAGTATCAAGGAAAATGTAATCAACCCATAAAGATGCTTCTGTTATAGAAGGTGCAGTTATTAAGTCAGCCGAATCTATAGTCTCTAAATTAGTATCAGTTGTTGAACTAGCAGATTCCTTTATTTTTATTAAACATTTACTTTTTTCTTCAAATTGAATATTTATTTTAACTTCATGGTATTGAAGAGCTATTAAGGGGAGTGCAAGACCAACGTTGCGACAAAACCAGAATTCTAAAGGAATATAAAGATTAGTTGATTTTTTCCATGTTAAATCTTTATCTGCACCAACCATAGTATCATAACCATATCGTTTGCCTTTTGGTAAAGAAAGTTCATTCCAAATATATAACCAATCAGAATAATGTTTATCTATTTGTTGTCCACCTATTTCAATAGTTACTGATTTAATAAGACGTAAACCTATATAATTGACATATCTTGGTCCTGTAATATCAGTTTGTGCGGTGCCCGAGTATGTAGGTCCGGATAATGCAGGTAATTTTACTTGAAGATAAACGCGATTAATTAAATCACCGTTGCGCGATATTTGACAGGTTACAGTTTGTCCATAACCGGGTGTTCCATTAAATGTTTGTTGAATAGCTTCAACGGCGAAGTTAGTATGGCGACGATATACAACCTTGAAGAAGGTAATTTGAGGATTACCAGTTAAATAAACATCCTGTGCTCCATATGCTACTAATTGAAGAAGACCACCACCCATTTACGCTATATTCTTTATACTATTAGAGGAGAAAAAAATATCAATTAAATGTATGTATTATATAT